TCAGGGTGTGGAGTGTCTTGGAAGAAACGGTGACACACAGCGCAGTACACGTTGTGTTCACACTGCCCGGCACAAACAGGAACATGGTCCTTAAGACCAATCCCGTAAAGCCAAGCACCCAAGCGGGGCATGCAAGGAGGAGAGGCCGGTATGGGCAGCTTCATCTCCTTGTAGTCGCAGAGCTGTCCGCTGTATCGCGGAGGCTCACGGTAGCCCCCAAAGTCGCGTAAAACGCAATACTGTGTGAGGGCATGGGCGCCACCAACAACAATGCTGGCAGCGGGGGCAGTGGATGCACAGGCACCGATTGCATACACAGTGGCAGCAGCGCACCCGAAGGCGAGCTGGCACTGCGCAAGTTCCTGGGCCTCCCAAGGACTGACACCGATCAAGGCATTGAAAGCCATGTGGATCGGTATGCCAGCCCAGAGAGGCAAGCAGGTGCAAACGGAATGCATGAGGATGGTGAATCCGTGGCGGCCAAGGGCTTCGCCGAAGGGCATGCCACCAAGCATGCTCAACCCCATCTCACCGACACCAAATAAGAAGCCAGCAGTCCAATAAGGATTGGACACTTTCCCGGCTTCCAGTTTCCTAGCAAGCCATTTCTTAAAGGGCTCTTCATAGAGCGCACTCGTCAAGCTGACGCACTTGTCAACGTTCAACGAGAAGATCTGGCGCATACGGATCCGTGTTAGCTCAGCCTGCAAAGGCGGCATGTCAGCCACGGCGGCATCGACGGTGGTGTTGAAGGCAACGGCGCACTCGTCCTGCGTCTCCTGCCATATGGTCGCAAGCTCACGTCCAAGCGTGGCCAGTGAGCCAGTCATCGGTGCTACCACCTCTGTGAATGTCCCGACGGCCAGTGATGCCACAACGCTCAAGGCGGTTTGGGCAAAGACCACGGGGAGACAGACATGAAGCCATCGAGCCATATCCAGGTCCGCCTCATCAGAAGCGGGACCATAGAAATAGGCTGAAATTTGGCGTATCAAGCGCTCCCGGAGGGTGCCTTCGGTCCGGATCAGTGGATGTGTCCGGCGGGCAACCTCCGATAGAGGGGTGAGAAAGATGACACGGGCATCTCGCGACAAGGCGGGAGGGGGTGTGCGCCACCATTGGTGGCACCGTGCAGCGGCTGACACAACATGGGGAAGCCCAATGGTTGTGACATCCTGCAAGGCGTTGCCTGGGCGGGAAGGGCCCGCGAACTTCGAGCCAAGCTGATAAGCCTGGAACAACCCGAAGAACATAGGGACCCGGTCATTCCCCATCCACCACGGCAACTTCTGGTCCCACTCAAACAGGAGGCGGGAGAGAAGATTGCCCTGGGCTGCCTGGAACGGATCAGTGGTCCAAAAATTCCAGGCGGCATGCACTGCAACAGCAGTGAGGAGGGGGAGGCAGGCAGTGATGGTATGCATCACTACAGTTGCCCAGTGGCTGGCAACGACGGCCCGCAGAGTGCGGTTGTCGTACTCGTCTTCCTCCCGCAAAGCGAGGTAGGTGACTCCAGCTT